AACACCCGGCGAGTATGATTGAAGAAAGCACGTCAAGAAAGTTTATGACCCAAGACGAAAAAACGCTACTAAGTTCTCTCGGAACAAATGCGGCATTGAAAGATTTTTCCAATGTTTCAACAAAAACATTCTCCCAAAATGGATACTACAAGTTGCCAGACGGAATGATGATACAATGGGGAAATTCACCCTCAGGAACTCAAAGAAATGTCTATCTTCCTACAAGTTTTTATGATATTAATTATAGTGTAGTCACAAATGAATATACAGTTGGTGGACAATTAGCACAAGTTTTTTCTATTCATATTATGTCTACTTACAAAAGCTATTTCGTTGTAAAAGGGCGATTTCATTCAGCAGATAATAGTTCAGGAGATACATATTGCAATTTTTTTTGGATAGCTATTGGACGTTGGAAGTAGTATAAATTTGTAACATTAAAATGTATATGAATAGTTTTAGTAGAAAATTAGGAGTTATTTTAGTGATTATTTTCTTGCAAAGTTCTCTCGGGACTACGTATGCTCTAGCTGATCTATCGAACGCAATAAGTGTAAACCTATCCTTGAACGGTTATGCAAAATTTAATAATGGATTACTTGTACAATGGGGTAGAGTTGGAGGTTCATCTACAGCTTCGTATAGTATAACTATGCCTGCATCTTTTTATAATACTGAATATAAAATATTTGCAACTATATATAAGCCTAGTAGTGACTCCGCCGTATATTCATCATCTCCTTTAGCGATAAATAAAACTGTTAGTAGATTTTATTTGAATAGAAATTATGCAAGTGGGGGAGCTACTGGATTATCACAAGAATCTTTTGATTGGTTAACAATAGGACGTTGGAAATAATTTAAAAAATATAATCATTATGAAGTATTGGAAAAATGGATTTTATGACACACAAGTAGAAGGTGCAGTAGAAATTACTGAAGAATATTACAATCAACTTTTAAACGGTCAATCAGCCGGGTTACTTATAGTTGATAATCAAAACGGGTATCCTATTTTGGTAGAATATGAGTACTCATTTGAAGATGTAATAAAAAATAAAGTTGCTGAAATACAAGAGTTTGACAAATCGGAAGATGTCAATTCTCTTGTTTTAGGCGGGAATGTTATGTGGTTTGATAAAAGTACACGTGTTGGATTATTTAACTCAATTACGATTGAAAAACAGATGGGTAAAACAGACACGGTATTGTGGTATGACGCAACAAAGTATATCATTCCAATTTCTGACGCTTTATCAATGCTGAATGAGATTGAAATGTATGCACTAAACTGCTACAATGTAACACAATCGCACATTGCAGCAGTCAGATCATTACAAACGATTAAAGAAGTAGAAAACTACAATTTCAAAGTAGGTTATCCGGAAAAACTCAACTTCCCCGGATATCCTACATAATAGTTGTACGCTTCGATTTCTTCTTTTGTTTCTAGTTGTTGAATAGCCTTCGTATGCCTTTGTGTTGTTTCAAAACACGCAAGGGCATACAATTCTAGCTGTTGCAACATATCAATAGCTCTCTCGATTGGCAAGACAAACTTTGTATTACTAATCCAAATACTTGTTTCAAATCGACCTGCTTCTTTCTCAATATAAATAGAGTTCATAAGCCCTACACGATCACTTTTGCTTAACCAACCCAATATATTATTAATGCAAAACTGATTCACCGATTTAGATGCATCATATTCACGTAATGATTTTAACTTTTGATTTTTAATATCTTCAATAGTAAATTCATATTCAATCAAAATGGGAACCCCATTATTGTTTTCAACGATCTGCAAACCTGCTGATTGACCGTTTAAAAGTTTATTGTAATATTCATCCGTAATTTCTACTGAACCGTTTATTGGTTCATCATAAAATCCATTTTTCCAATATTTCATAATATATTAATTTAATTTATTTCCAACGGCCAATAGCAAACCAACCAAAAGGGTTAGTACCTTCTCCAGTTCCATTTGCATCACCAATTGAATATCTTGAACGCATTCTAAAATTTGATGTATTTTTTAAAGTTACTAAAGGGCATACTACATTCATACCATTACCAGGTTCAACAAATGTTATCGTAACACAGTAACTAGTATTATAGAAGGATGTTGGTAGATATATATAAGTAACATTGCTAGAGCTAGATGAATATCCCCACTGTATGAGAAGACCATTTGAATATTTAACGTATCCATTTTGTCCTAAATTATGACCTTCTAATAAAACAGCCTTAGTCCCGAGAGAACTTTGCAAGAAAATAATCACTAAAATAACTCCTAATTTTCTACTAAAACTATTCATATACATTTTAATGTTACAAATTTATACTACTTCCAACGTCCAATAGCAAACCAATTAAAAGGATATCCTGTTGTGTAAATACCATTTCTATCATTACTCGCGTGCCGTTGTACAACCGTGAAATTTGATTTATTTTTATTATATACCATTACGGCAGAAACCAGTACTTCAGAAATGAGTTCAAAACCAGAACATGCTACAACATTGTAAGTTGTATCATAGAAAGAAACAGGAAGATATATAGTTTTAACATCCCCTATTTTTCCTCCGACTCCCCACTGGATCATCAGCCCGTCCGGTAGTTTGTAGTATCCATTTTGAGAGAAGTTTTTTGTTGAAACATTGGAAAAATCTTTCAACGCTGCATTTGTCCCGAGAGAACTTAGTAGCGTTTTTTCGTCTTGGGTCATAAACTTTCTTGACGTGCTTTCTTCAATCATACTCGCCGGGTGTTTGTCCGGATGTGTGTATTTATTGGCTCCTGCCGCTATTCCGTCCAGTTTCTCCCGTTCCTCGTCCGTCATAAACCTGTGTGTGGTATCTTCATTTATTTCTGACGCTGCATGCTTATGCGAAGCAGGTGCATAATTACCAACCGGTTGATATACTCCTGAATGGTTATGGTTTCCTGCCGCTTTTCCATTCCAATTTGTTTTATCAGAATCTGTTACAAATCGGTGTGTAGCATCCTCGGTCACATCTGTTGCTCCGTGCTTATGTGAAGCGGGCGCATAACTGCCGACCGGTTGATATACTCCTGCATGGTTATGATCTCCTTCTGCCTTGTTATTCCACTTGTTTTTTTCCGCGTCAGTCACAAACCGATGTGTAGTATCTTCGTTTACCTGTGTCGCTGGATGTGTATGCGAAGCGGGTGCATAATTTCCGACCGGTTGATATACTCCTGCATGGTTATGATTTCCTGCTGCCTTACCATTCCAATTGTTCTTTTCTGTATCAGTCACAAACCGGTGTGTAGCATCTACGGTCACATCTGTTGCTCCGTGTTTATGTGAAGCGGGCGCATAGCTGCCGACCGGCTGATATACTCCTGTATGGTTATGATCTCCTGCCGCTTTGCCATTCCAGACCGCCTTTTCTGCGTCAGTCACAAACCGGTGCGTAGCATCTACGGTCACATCTGTTGCTCCGTGTTTATGTGAAGCGGGCGCGTAGCTGCCGACCGGCTGATATACTCCTGTATGGTTATGATCTCCTGCCGCCTTGCCATTCCAGCCTGCCTTTTCTGTATCAGTCACAAAACGGTGTGCAGCATCTTCAGTAATCATACTTGCCGGATGCTTAGTAGGATGAACATAATTGTTCGCCCCTGCTGCAATCCCGTTCAACTTGGCACGTTCCGCATCAGTCATAAACCGGTGTGCTTCATCTTCAGTAATCATGTCTGCCGGATGACTGCCCGGATGAACATAGTTGTTCGCCCCTGCTGCAATCCCGTTCAACTTGGTACGTTCCGCATCAGTCATAAACCGGTGTGCTTCATCTTCAGTAATCATGCCTGCCGGATGACTGTTAGGGTGAATATATTTGTTCGCCCCTGCTGCAATCCCGTTCAACTTGGTACGTTCCGCATCAGTCATAAAACGGTGCGTTTCATCTTCAGTAATCATGCCTGCCGGATGACTGCCCGGATGAACATAGTTGTTCGCTCCTTCATCAATCCCGTTCAATTTGTCACGTTCTGTATCTGTCATAAAACGGTGCGTCGTGTCCTGCATCACATCCACAAAGCGCAATACCTTTTCTGATAATTCAAGATATGGTATATCTTCAGGCTTGACAGCAGCGACCGCCGCTTTATATTCGTATGCGATCGGCTTAACCTTGCTATCCATATAAGCCCGTTCAATTATTGAATATGTAAGTGTGAGATACACCGGTAATGTTGTTTTTTCCAATGCGGCAAAAGGTACAACTTTAAATGTATCATTGCCTTCAACATCTTTTCCTGATAATGCGGCCAAACCTGAAGAAACAGAAAATGTTCCGTTCCCGTTACCGGTTACATGTCCGCCCTGAATAATGCAAGACCCGTATTCTTTAAAGATTCCCTCAATGGCTTTCAACGGTTCGGATTGTAAATCAATCAAATCCTCACCGGCCCACTGTCTAATGCCTGTCTTTTGTATATGTTCTTTCATTGCTGTACTATTTTGTAAGTCGTTAATACCTGTTTGTATTTCTGAATCTCCGCATCAATGAGATTTATATCAATACCGGCGGGGATATATACAATGAAATCCACCCCGTCAAATTTGTCCCGAATCTCATTTTCAAGCGGTACGGCCTTCATTCTTTCCGTCTCCAAACCGATTTCCGGCCACATGGTCTTACCTTCAATCCCCAGCCCAACGAGCAACAGCCCATTGTTATAAGTTACAATTTTGATGCTTACAGGCTCATTGTATTTTTTTCTTAGGTAACCTTCAAAGACTTTGATCTGTGAGTTCACATTAATCATCATCCGGGAATCACTACGCCATTTATCGAATGTCTTAAAAAGGCTATATAACGGGGCAAAGAACCCCTGTAATAATTTCATGCGCACCGGTTGTCTTTTGTGTGGTGGTAGTAGTTGCCGCGCAAGGTTCAGAAAGTTAATTTTGATGTTCATTTTTCCAAGTCTTTAAGTGTTTTAAGTGTGATTATACTGTCGTCAGAATATTCAAAGTAACCGGATTCCAATTCGGAAAAGATTCCTACCTGCATGAAATCCGCATCCGTGGTCCCTTTTCTTTCAAGTGATATGAGATTGCACGTTATTACTCCCTGTGCCCCCATAACAGCATCAATAAAACGCTGCTTATAAATCATAGAATCGAACCCTAAAGAGGATTTAAAAGTATCCAACGCCTTAACCACATTCTCATTTACAAGTGTGGACGGGATAGACGTTTCAAAAAAGACTTCAATGTTATACCGCAACTTATCTTCAGTTGTAGATATGACATTTGTATCAACCCCGGCAAACTTGACAGCATCTATGTAAGAAGCAAAATTGTATTTTTCATCAACATCAAGCGGCACAATTTTCCCGGAACTGTTTTTCTTCGCCGCTTTTATAGTCAGCATGTTTTTATTTTCCCGTATGGCAACAACTTTGATGATCTGTGCGTCCGGGTCGTTTGTCTGATAATAAAGCATTGCCGTATTTTCATCAAATAACAACTCATGTCCGTTCTGAAAACGGTAACACATTTCAGCATACCAGCGCACGGTTCCCGGTGTGATCTTGTTTGTCAGGGTATCAACTTCCGATTTGAACACATCAAGAATCAGTTCAAAAGAATGTATTGCAACAGCGATAACGTAAGTCCATAACCGCCATTCCGCCACTTTGCTGGTAGAAAGTGAAATATCTTTCTTCCCATTAAGGGAAGTGATGATCTCATTCTGTATTTCATTTATTGTCCGTGCCATAATTCTGTATATCAAATGTTGTTATCGGCTTATCCAGTTCCTTAACTATATTCTTTTTTAAAACACTATCCATATCAATTAAAACTGTACTTCCCGGCAGTAACGGAAGGTCCAAATAAAGACCTTTATCATTAATCGGGTCAATACCGCATAGAACTTTAGAACTGTCATCATTAGCCAAATCCGAATTGTCATTGATGATTTTAGCGACTGCTTCACATGTTCCATATTCTGACAGTGCAATATCATATATAGTCTGATTTGGTTTAATCGTTACTTTCTTCATATCTTGCTATTGTATTATCCATGCTTACTTTTGTCACTTTCATGCCGTCACGGGTCAGCTCTTTACGGACAGCACGGTAAAAGTTTTCCGGGTCGGTATCATTGATATAATTAACTGCACCTACACCCGTTTCAGGGCTTTCCTTATAATGGCCCTTATCGGCAAGCAATATGTCTTTTTGGTGCTGGCTTGTAGATTCACTATAAAGAATGTCACCTGACATTATATCTATATCTCCATCTTCGGTATGTTGTATGTCTATCATGTTATAGTACAATTAAAAGTTCCTGTTACCGGGCCGCCCATTGCCGGGGCAACCAATCCGGCAGAATATGTTATCTGTGCACTTTTGATCGCATCAATAACGGCATCTGCAATCTTATCCGCCACTTTATCCAGCGCATCTTCCCGTCCTTCTTCCTGATTCATCACTTGTGTAAATGCTGATTTTATACCAGCTTTAACCGTCGCTTTTACCAATGCCATGTTTTAACCCTCCAGATAATTAGATAAATCCTTTTGCACTTTTATAAAATCAGCCACATTAATAGGTGGCCCGCTTGGGCCTAAACTTGTCGTTACTGTCAATTTCTGAATGGCCGCTAAAAGGTCATCCAGTGTTTTTTTAAGGCCGGAAGAACCTTTCGCCAGTGTCAATCCTCCGGTCGTGGTTTTTATTGTTGCCTGCCCGGCTTGTATAGTCATGCTTTCCGAATTGATAAGTATAGAAAATTTGCTACCCTTCAATACTTCAATTTTATCCGCATCAACTGTCAGGGAAGTGTCCGCGCTGGTAAAAATAACCTTGTCTATTTCCGTGAACTGGCAGACAAACAACTCATTGCTTTTACCAATGCGGCAAACCAATACGGTACTTTGCAATCTGGGGATAAAGGCAAATCCTTGTAAATCTCCCTTTACCAGTCCGCGCAAACGTACATCGAAATAGTCCACGGCATCATCACGGCGCACTTCACAGGTGAAGTCACTTTCATCTACCTTTGTCACGATTGCAGGAAAAACCGAACTATCCCTGCTTTCGCCCATAATTTTACGCCGTATTTCTTCTATTTCATTCATGCCTTTATACCTAATTCAACCGTTCTACGTGCTCCTGAAGTACTGAAAGAAACTTCTGTACTTTCGATAAAATAAGTCCCGTTACGTTCCTGATAAACCGGGTCGTCAAGTTCTGCAACCATACCGGGAAGGGAAAAGGGAAAAAGGAATGTTTCAATCTTTCCCCTATATCCGTCAAATGAATATCGTTTGAGTTCTTCCCCGGCCAGCGTTTTCAGTTCCTTCGCATCCTTTACATCGTAATAGTATAATGTCTTTGTTTCACCGCCTTCTTCCCCGATTTCTCCTTCTATCTTTGTCCCGTCTTTATAATAGCAGATAGCCTTTACTTTCAGTTTCACATCGTTGGCGAGTTGATATTTTAAATCATCATCCTTTACGACATTATACCGAAGCCGGTATTTAACAGTTTCCCCCTTTACATCATGCGCCTTTCCTGCATACAGATTTCCGTTTATGTCAAAGAAAACCGTCAAACCATATTCTTTCTTCAAATATCCGAGTACCCAGCTTCCCGGCTTGTTGTTAATCACAAAATTCTTTAATGTAAGGTCTACACAGGAAGCCACTTTAATTTCCGGTAGAATGGCATTCAAACACTGTTTTAATGTCGTTTCTTTTTTTGAAAATACACAATTGACATAACGCGTCATGTAGTATTCATCCTCACATTCTATTTCTAAAGGCACTTTATAATTTAACCGTTTCACATACCCGACAAATTCCGTATTGAAACTGTTATCATATCCCAGGCGGATTTCAACCTTGTCACCCGCCTTTATTGTACTGGCTGTCTCAATATGTGCCGGTGGCTCTCCGGTATGTTTAAGAACGGCAGTAACAGGTATTTTAATTATAGCCGTTGCCGCAAGGTTGTAGATGCTTCTTTTTATCTGCACCTCATGTACCGACTTAAAAGAAACACTTCCTATCTTTATTTCACTGCAAAGTACAAACATGGTTATTCAATTATTAGCTCAAAATTCCGATCTGTAATTAACGACATTTTAATAATGACAAAACTGTCAGTTCCTTTCATATCCGACACATCAAGGCTCTTTATAACTACTTTATCATCTTCTTCAAGAAATACGTTGGTTAGTGCGCATTTTAGTATGACGGATTCATTGATATTATATAGTTCGTTGAGTTCAACCAGTTCCGCTTCAGGGAAATCATCAGACTGTACAACTCCCTGAATACTGATTTCATAATCATCTATATTTATAAGTTCCTTCACACTGCCTTTGCGTCCGACCATTGCAGTTTCTACAATGTTCTTTTTTCCGGTGAAGCTGATAACAGAGTTCGGTATTTCATATTCCTTGCCTTTGTGCTCCAATACGACGGGCATAAAGTAATATCGTCCCTGCGCGTCCTGTTTACGTAGTACAGAACCTAAATCTGAATGTGTCCTGACATCTTTTGCCTGTCCTTCATATTGGTACTCCGGTTCTTTACCGGTGATTTTACCAGAAGGGAACCACACACCGGGATATGGTAAACCTTTGTATCCCAAAGCGGAAACTAAAACTTTTGCAATATTAAATTCCATACTACCTACACTTCGTAAATTTCATTAAATACCTTAATCACAGCATTGCGGATTTCGCTTTCACCTTTTTTGTCCGTATTTTCAACATGTATGACAATCTGGTCGCAAACTCTGTCTATCTGAATAGTCTTTCCCGTATCTCTCACTGTTTCCTTTTCACTGAATATACTTGTGCGTTCATCGACTCTTTCGTTTTTATTATTGTCTATATTGTATACATTCGTGTCGGGTACAGCCATTTCAGGAATAAGAATATTATTCTTGATCTGTGGTATCCTATTCATATAGTCAGCCTCTCTTTCCTGAATCATATTTGTCCCCGTTTGACCGACAGGAAATGTACCGGCTGTCGGTGTAGCTTCGGAGAGTAACGACAAATTACGGATACTGTTTGCCAATTCCTGAACCCTGTCTTTCTTTGTATTAACCGGCTCTTTAATAAATATCCCCGGAACTTCAGTACTTTTTTCCGGTTGGATAGAAAACGGATTGTCAGGAATTGTTTTTGCTTTCTCCTGTACCGGCGGAACATTAACAGCCAAAACCAGCGCGGGAATACCCGTTGTTATGGACGGCGGAACAGGCTGTATTAAAGCCGGTGTTTCCTGTTTGTTTACCGGTTGCATCTTATCCTGTACCGGCGATACATTAACGGTCAGAACAGGTGCGGGAACATCTGTTGTTATGATCGGCGGAACAGGTTGTGTCAAAGCTGGTGTTCCCTGCTTGTTTACCGGTTGCATCTTATCCTGTACTGGCGGAACATTAACGGCCAAAACCGGCGCGGGAATATCCGTTGTGATGATCGGCGGAACAGGCTGTGTCAAAGCTGGTGTTTCCTGCTTGTTTACCGGTTGCATCTTATTCTGTACCGGCGGTACATTAACGGCCAAAACCGACGCGGGAATATCTGCTGTTATATCCGGTTGTACTAACTGCGTAAAGGCTAGTTTGTCATTCGCCTGTGCCGGTTGTGCTGGTGCAGCAATATTTACCGCCAAAGGAATGGCAGCCACGGCCGCAATCTTGCGAACATTGCGCATTATATCAGCCAGATAGTTTTCCTTTTCCGGTTCATACTGTTGCCGTGAATCATCCGCTTTTGTAAAGCGTGATCGCCCGTCTATGATTTTACCGGAAGTGTCTGCCTTTGCCATCGTTTGGGATACGGGTGACAGGTTGACTTTCACCGGTTCAAGCTTCTTTGTAACGGCCGTATAATCGGAAGTCTCTTTATAATCCTGTGCCGTTTTTGAAGTTTCGTTCAGGTTTATAACCTTCTTCCCTTTGTTGCCGGCTTTTTTTGTTTTAGCTAGTTTCTTCATCAGGTCGTCATAATTGACAACAGGTGTTTCCGGCTGAATGGCTGTCGGAATAAGACTGTCTATGCCATTATTCTTTTCATCCTTTTTATTTTGGGATGCCTGCCAGCTTTTTGCACCTTCCTGCTGTCCCTTTTCCCATGCTTCAGACCAGTTCCCATTCTTGACAACTTTTGCACCGACCATAACCGGGCTAGCATTTAACATACCTTCCCCGATGTCTTTAAACCCTTCTTTGGCAGCGGCCGCCGCTTCTTTGAAATCTCCTTTAACAAGGGAAACTAATGCTGAACCAACTCCGCCAAGCCCTTTTAGAATCTGTTTAAATGGGGAAACAATGGCATCAAGTAACACGCGCCCAAACTCTTTTATAGTCTCCCACATACTCATTATAAATTTGCGGAAGCCTTCAAAATGATTCCAGCAATACACTACGGCCGCCGTTACTGCTCCGATTGCTAACGCAATCCAGCCTAAAGGGGAAGCATAGAACGCTGCATTTAATGCCCATTGCGCACCGGTTAATAACCATGTAGCACCGGTTTGCAGTCCGTCCCAAATCAGTTTTGCTTTACTGGCAACCAAAAGGGCATTCATTCGCACACAATTTACAAGGAGTGCGGCCGATAATGCACCGATAGCCCCGGTCATACCCCCAATAAGCGGGTTCCCGGTTGCTAGTTGTTCCCACCACCAAGAAAACAGGTTATTGATAAGGTTGACAGCATACCCCAATCCGCTTAATATCGTGCTGGCTACATCAAGACCTGTGTTAATAAGAGGAAGAATGAACGTGCCAACTTCAAGACCTACATTCTTGAATGATTCCCATACTTCCGTTGCTTTTTGTATTGAGTTCTTCGAATATTGCAATGCCTTATCCGTTTCCCCGCTAGAATTGGCAACATCATTCATGGAACCCTTCAGTTTATCAATGTCAGAGGAAAGAACGGCAAATGCGTTCTTAGCTTCCTTGTCGACAATTCCGAATTTCTCAAGCAATGAGGATTTTTGTTCATCGTTAAGTTGTGACAATATACCTTGCAAGTCGCCGAATATATCAACGACAGGACGAATCTTTCCGGTGTCATCGAAAACACTGATACCGGCCTTTTCCATTTTGCCCCGCACATCAGCACGGCCAAGTACGGAGAAAGCATTCTCCATAAGGACAGCCGCCCGTTCCGCACTTTGCCCCTTTCCGGTCATGTAAGCAAATGTTCCGGCAACTTCTTTATAGCCGATTCCAAGAATTGAAGCACCGGCGATCAAATTCGGCATATAACGTGCAAAGTCGGCAAATTCGCCGGCACCTACGCGTTTAGCGGCAAAGAATGTATCTAAAACTTCCTGTGCACTTGCGTTTTCTTTACCAACAATAGAAAGTGTTTGTGCTAGTGCTCCGGACACAGTATCAAGTGCTGTAAATCCCCCTTTGCTACCTTTAAGGGAAGCATCAAGAATCGACAAAGATAAATCCACGTCGTTGAGTTGTGAATTGATCTTCTCAAATCCGACAGGCGCGACAAGTACATCCGTCCTATTATCTTTCGCAATCTTTTTGAGTTTTGTTTTCAGATCGGAAAGTCCGGTTTCATCCAGTTGCGCGGTGATATTCACCTGTGCCATGCCTTCATCAAAGTTCATTGCAGATTTCCCGGAAAACCCTAATGCGGCAACACCGGTAATAAGCGGATTATTTATCAGGTTACTACCCGGAATTGCTGCAAATGCTTCTTTACTCCACTTCTTAAATTTACCCCCGTTCAGAGATTCCAGTTTGTCAATCTCCTTTGTCAGTTTCTTCATTTCCCGGTTATATGCCCGGATGCCTTCAATATTTTCAGCCGGTATCCATTCCCGTTCAGCCTGAAGGAGTGCTATTTTTTCACGCAAAGAACCCAACGTGCGCCCGGTTTCACCAAATGTCCGGTTTACAGATACCGTTTTCTTCTCCAAATCGGCAAATTTCCCCAGCATCTTTTCGGAAGTTACGGTAATATTGCCTATCTTAGCAGAAACTTTATCTTGTAAACTAAATATATATTCAAGCGTATTAGCCATGTTAGGAATTATCTTTATTATTTATATTGTTGCATTCTTCAGCTATTGGGGTGTTCAGGTATTAAAAAACATTCCAACATTTATCCGATGGGGACTGCTCATTTTATCGCTTCCGGTGCTTCTGCCTTATGGTGCTGTTACATCACTTCCGATGTATCTGAAGAAAGGCGGAAAGATGTACCGTTACCGTTATATAGTTTACTTTGCCCTTTTGATGATAATAGTTGATATTATCTTATTTTGCCTTCCTGAATAACCGATAAGGCCCATTCCGCCATGAAAGTTTGATGCGCCCATTCTTCATCGGTCAGTTCATCGGGATTCATGTGTAGGACTGCGCGGATAAGAGTATCAGCCATTGACAGCCAGCCTTTCTTATCCGCTATATTCGTCCCTGCTAGAGCTTTTTTAGTGTCGCCTCCTTGATTTCAATAATTTCGGCCAGTTGTGCAGAAACGCCCAAAAACATGGCATCATTAGTTCTGATTTCTTCGTCCCCTTCCAGCCAACAGTTATTCAAAATAACTTCATTGTATTTCATGGGGTCACTTTTGCCGGTAACGGCCGCTGCTCCAAGCACTTTTCTATCGGGTCTTTTCAAGTAGGCAACACGGCCTTCAACTTCAACCTGAAACACATCCCCGTGTTTTGCTTTCCACTCACTAATTTTCTGTTCGATTGTTTTTTCTACTTTTGTTTCCATATTCATTTTTTCTAATTGGATTGCACGTAATTCACAATATTCCGGTACATTCCTTGTATCCATAACTCTGTTTTATAATAAATTGGATTTTACATCCAACGCGATAAACGGAAGGGCCACTTCCATTTGCAGATCACCTTCTTTCAAGTTTCTTGGTATTTCTGAAATGGATGCATTGACTACTTTATCAGTAGTAATAACACCATTGTCCGGCAGATATGAGACAATAACATCAAAATCAATGTCTGTAATATCTTCATACCCCTTTTCCTGTGCTGCGCGATCTAAAGCGATTATTTCACTTTGCAGAAGCGTGATCGTACCTTCGTACTCCTTTTTGCCTTTTTGAATGCCACGGGCTTTCTTTCCTGCTGCATACAACGCTTCTTTCTGGTGCTTCACCTTGTATTCGATACCCCGTAAGCCTGTAACCTCACGTCCGAGCATGACGACCTTCAGGTCTACCCATGCATATTCATTTGAATTAAAATTCAGTAATCCCATTATGCTGTCGGATTTTTAAGTGATAGATTTACTTTTATATTTCTCAATACCCCTGTCGGAACAATATCGCATTCAACGTCCATTTGTCCGCTTGAAAGAATATTCTGTGACGGGTTGATATAAGCGGTGAAAGAACTGATTTCACCTGCCATTTGTGTTGTGACGGCCCGGACAATACTTGCTTCAAAGGATTTACATAAAGGCGTAGAAATTGCGCCACTATCGGCATCTACTTCGATGTTGTCAAGTATATCGTCAATATATGTCTCATAAGCAATTACCACCGCTTTGTCAATAACACGTCCGTTGGCAAGAAAACAGTAATCATCGGAAGTAGCCGTAGCGGTGGCATCACCATTCAGATAGTAACCGTTTTTACCTATGAATGTGCGGTAAAAGATATATCCTGCATCATCAAGTATTCCCCATACGCTGTAATGTTCTTCCGGTGTTTTTCCGTCCATCAAATACCCTTTTGCAGCAATAGCCCCACTACGTACACGCCCAATATTCTGATTAACGGCTATTTTGGCAGCACGTCCAAGCACTTGACCGATAGCGGCAGAGTAAGAAGAACTTTCACCAAACTTGCCATCAGAGGACATTACAACACATACGCGGTTACAACTTCCCTCACGGGGCTGGAACATATCACTTGTTTCCCCCGTCCAACCAAGAGCCGGAAGAAATAGCCGGAAAGGTGCAATACTTTCGAGAAAACCTTCCGCAACATTGTGTGCCGATGTAATGGCGGTTATGACATCCGCATCCAGACACCGGTCTACGGTAGGATTATATTCTTTCGGCGCATTCCGGTTTACACCCACCAAACGAATACGGCCGGCCGCCGAATTAATCAGTTTCTTAAGCGGTGAATCAGCGTCGGAAGCACAAATCTGTGTGAGTGTAGTTGCTTCACTGACAACAAGCAGGTGAAGTTCCGCACCATCTCCTGATATTTCATAGAAGGCTTTGACATCCTTATAGACAAGCGGATTTGTTTCCGGTTCAATGCCTAATTTTTTCAGATCGGAAACCGCCCCCAATACATATACTTTATTGAGTTCCAGTTTCTCGGAAACGGCTGCACCTGTAAGAATCAGCCCGGCAACCCCGTCGTCGGAAGAAGAAACAATCCCCATATTACCGTTGCCGATTACTACTTTTACATTTGGTAAACTCATATTCTTAATTTTAATAGGTTTTTAATTCGCCTTTTCCTACCTTAGTTTGGTGGGAAACGGCATTTTGATAGTCTTTGTCAAGGAAGACCAAGTTATCACCGGTGACATGGAATTTCTTAACGCCCGGATAACATGCCCGATATTGCTTCAAAAATTCCGGTTCGGTTACTACCGGCTTTCCTTGTAGTTCTGTATCTTTATTTTTCATTTTAAATGCGTTTAAATCTTATTTAAACCTCTTTATAAGCAAACGTACAAACAGGTACAAAGCAATACCGGAAGAAAGTGCCTTTCCTAATTTTATCCATAATTGTTGCCACCATGAAAGTACGTTCGTTTCAGGACCCGGAATCTCAACAGGAACATAAATCAGTGAATCTTTACCGGGTATATACAGTGTGTCATGCAAGAACAAAACATGAAAATCCAATATCCCGTTATTCAATTTTAATGAACTGCCAATGCCTTTTCCCTTTTGTTCCTCAAAAGCCTGCATGATTATCTGGTTATTACTGTCACATGCCAGATAAGCCCGTAACCAAGCCGAATCCGGTGGAATTTGTACCGGTATAAGTTTCGGTATCTCTATCGGTTTAGGAAGGGGAAGCCCGGTCGCGTTCCTCGGAGCTTTGCAACTCACGACGCACAGGACAATCAGCAGAATGGGGACAAACACTAACCTTTTCAACGGCTCTACGAAGCCGCGCCATTTCTTTTCTAATTGCATTGATTTCTTTTTTTAAGGGTTCTACAACCTCTTCCATCAGGATAGCCATTGCTTTTTTTACATTTTCAAGTTCATTACTCCGGGTATTTGTTTTTGCTGATTCAACCTCGGCGCGTAATTTTTCTACTTCCTGACGGTATTTCTTTGTATCGGTCCAGTTCTTGAAGCCCCCGGCCGCCACAACAGCAAGGATAATTTCTGCAACAAGCCGGAGAATTTCAAGAGTGCTCATTTTATTTATTTATACCTATTGATTTCAACCACTTTTGTACATCAAAACTAGGACAAGCCTTTGCCGCGATCTGATTGTGTCCTATGATCTTCACTTCAGGAAAACGGTTATGGAAGTCTTTTACATATTCTTCCAATGCTTTCAGTTGTCCGGCTGTCCGGGTGTCTTTCGGTGTTTTACCGTCTTTACTTACACCACCGGCATATACTATATGCCTGCTGATTCCATTATAACCGGTAGCACCGTTTGTAATCTCCCACGGGTCAACATTGGCATCTTCATTATTCTGTACCAGTCTTTCAACCGTCCCGTCCAATTTGAACAGGTCTGTATATCCTACCTGCTTCCAGCCACGCCCACCCTTTTCGGTCGGGTTCGTGTGCCACGCCTTAATATCGGCGGCTGTGACCTCACGACCTTCAGGCGTGGCGGTGCAGTGGATAACTAAATATTGTAGCTTTGCCATTTTATTGTTAATTACCGTCTGTTTCGTTGATATGCTGTGTCACATCATCCGCCTTTGATTGCGTCTTGGGTGCTACTTTTGCCTTTGCAGGGGCAACAGGGGCGACAGGCTGGCTTAATGTGATAGTGGCTGTCTTTGTTATATCTTCGGCAAGGGTAAGCGTGATAATACCTTCTTTGGCTGCTTCACCGGTGGAATTATCCAACGCTGTAACCAATAGAACTTTACCCTGCTTTATGATCTTAAAGCCTTCCGGTTCTGTATAGGCATAATCAGAAGATGCACTGACCGCGATCTGTTTTGTACCACCACCGGCCGGGAATGTAATTGTTTCCGGTGTTGCGGAAATTTCAGGTACATAAGATGCGCTGACTATTGCGGCTATCGCTTCCTGCTTTTTAGGTAACACAATGTAATAATGGCGGAAGTTGACTAGGTTCTCTTGTGTTTGAGGGCTGGTCGCCGCTTCTGAATAGTACATTTTAGTAGAACCGGATGCCTTAAACATGCGTTTTGTGTAGAAAGCGACAGAAGCCTGATAAGTTCCTTCCGTAGCAGCTTCACCGAACTTTTTCTTTAACCCGTTTGTAGTGAAGAAAGGACAACTGACATATTCATATACTTCAAAGCCGTATAAATTTGCAATCTTGCCTGAAGTGTAGTTGTAATACTGGTCTTTGAATTTTTGATCTACCAGCAACAGGTCATTCACGTGGTCGGTACACAATACCAGCCGGCGTCCTTCGGTCGGAACTTCCATTTTATCAAATTTATCCTTCAGGGCAATAATATCCTTGATTGTAATTCTACGACGGCCGTTATCGTTTTCACCTGTTGTCAGTATTACTGGTGTCAGTAATGTATGTCTTTGCGGTGCAAGCGCATGGATAGCCTTTTTAAACTTGTTTACAAGAATCGAATCCCCGTGGCGTTCTTTATGACTTTCGATCTTATCGTATGAACATGCGTAAAGTTCATCATCCTTAACACGGGTTGCCTTTGTCTGGTATTTATCCAAGTTTATGGCAATATCCTTGTCATCTAAATCCTGAATAGGAATAGGATAAGTAGTGTTGTTAATTAGTACATCAGGGTCACCGCCTACGTCAATCAAGTGGATAATATCGTTTTCGGCCTTATCAGAGTAATCGGGAATACCATCCAACCAGGTAGCTGTAATACCTGCACGTAGTTTTTTTACCAGTTCACCCGTCCAAATCTCTGTAAATACTCCGACACAGGCGGAACCGGCCGGCATAAAGTTTCCCGATAATACGGACACACCTGTCACAGTGAGCACGCCGGCAGAAGCGGGAACACCTACTGCAACGGCAAGAACAAGCCCCAGCATTACATTAATCAGCAAGCGGGAAAATAAATTAAATCCTGTTTTCATTTGTTATTTGGTTATTATTAATATTTAGGACAATCAACGCCATATTCAGCCTTATATAGCTTCATATAGGTAGGCTTGTCGTTATTTCTTAGTTCTTCCATTTTGTCAATCGGAACATCTGACAGCTTTTTCCAGTCCAATGAAATGGAACTTCCCCCGCCGGTGGTATTAATCAGATTCAACGGCTTTTGAATGGGTGTCATGGAATCAAAAGTAAGTTTCAGACTATCAATTCCTACCTTTTGCCCTAATTCAATAAAATGCGTCTCTTTTTCAGCTAGAATGAGATGCTTTGCAACCGCTTCTTTGACCGTTTGTGTAATGGCGGATAACTGTAACTGTTCTTTTTCCTGTTGTAACTGCTGATTGGCCGTTTTGTATCCAAGAAGCAGGTCAATGGAAGAAAGAATTTCGTTTTCTCCGGCTGTTTCCAGCAGCCCTAATTTCAGGGCAATAGCTTTGTAATCCATTTTTTCTTCTTTTTTTTGATTTTTGTTATTATTGAGCAACGGCAGACTGTCATTTTCTTCGCCGGCCGATAATTTTAATTCCTCACCTTTAAAGCTCAACATCAATGGCAGCGCATTATCATTCCCGCCAATATCAACCATGCTGACTTCTATTAATTTGCTTCTTACGGCAGTTGCCCGGTATTGCCCCGGTTTTATCAGTTCTGCCGCATCGCTAGTTTCCAATACCTCAAAATGTGCGGAAGCCATTTTAAGCGTACCTTTTTCCCATTGCTGTTTTGCCAGTTTGCTTTCGTCACGTACTTCATCAAAGTAAGGTTCGCCGGTGATCTTGTCACCTTCTTTACGAATATCCTTTATACATCCGATTATTATGCCCCGCCAGTGCATCCACAGAAGAACCGGGTTTCTTTCGTACTGCGAAATATCCGCCCCTTCAGTTTTCACCCATGTACCATAACAGTTCACTGATTCGTCACTTATTACTATTCGCTTTGCCATTTACTACATATTAATTGTTTTTGGTTTCCGCACTTCTGCGCCTTAATTCACTGCAAACATACCGACCGGAAATAGCCCCGGCAAAAAAGTGTGTAACCTTTACGCGCTTGTATGAAAGCGTTTCGCAATAGTCGGAAAGCGTTTCACACTTAATTGCCCCGCCCGGTTTTGCCCCGCAATTTTGCCAAAAAGTAAAGCAGGATTATGTCTAAAAAAGAAGTAGAAAAGATCAAGGAATTGGCACGCATGTACTACCTGAATGGTGATACACAAAAACTCGTTGCGGAAAAGGTGGGTAAAAGCCGTGTCACAATTAATAAGTGGGTAGCTGAAGGCGGGTGGGATGCTATGAGAGTTGCAAAAACTATCACCCGAAAGGAGATTGTTACTAAAATGATGCAGGAAGCCGACAAGAAGCTGGAAGAAGGCAAACTGACATTTGATGAAATGTCAAAGCTGGCGGCATCAATAGATAAAATAGACAGGCAGACAAATGCGATCACAATATACGAAGTAATGACAGCCTATAATGAATGGCTGGTGGTGCGTATGGGGGTAGACAAGGAACTGACGGCAGAACTGGTCAGGGTAATGAACTACTATCAGGATGTGTTTCTTTCCGAACATGTGAGTAAAAACAGTTTTGTGTAATGGCTTCAATTACTCTTAAACAAGCGCGGGAAAGGTGGAAACAGCTATCGGAAACGATACAGACAATGTCCGCTGTCAATGTGGCGGAAACGAAAGCCGCCCAAATTGAACGTATTGAACGTGTCCGGAAAGACTATGCCTATTTCGTTGAGTATTATTTCCCGCATTATTGTAAAGACAAGGTAACAGGCAAAGTTACGCCGTCGGCTAAATTCCATATCGAAGCGGCTAAAAAGATACTTCAGAACCGCGATTTAATTGCGGTGTTTAAATGGGCGCGCGGACATGCGAAATCCACCCACATGGACGTAATGATTCCTATGTGGCTAATGTGCCAGAAACAGCGACAGATTAACGTCATGGCACTTATCGGCAAATCCGAAGATAACGCCAAAACATTGTTAGGGGACATTCAGGCGGAATTACAGTTTAACAAACGGTATATACATGATTTCGGGCCGCAATACAACGCCGGTAGTTGGGAAGAAGGCGAATTTGTCACAACTTCCGGTGTTGCCTTCTTTGCCCGTGGACGCGGCCAGTCACCGCGCGGAATGCGATACCGTGACCGTCGGCCCGACTATATTGTGATCGACGACTTGGACGATGACGAATTATGTGAAAACGATGCCCGTGTACGCAAATTGACCGAATGGGTAAAAGAAGCCCTGTTCGGTTCTTTTGGGGCTGAAGGCGGACGTTTTATCATGGTGGGTAATCTTATAAGCAAATGTAGCGTATTGGCTAATATAGCGGCTGCAAAGGGTGTTTTTGTCAGTCAGGTGAATGTAGTGGATAAATACGGTAAACCTTCTTGGCCGGAATACTGGACGCCTGAACGCATAAAGACAAAGCGTGAATTTATGGGATACCGGGCCTTTGAGAAAGAATACATGAATAATCCGATTAAGGAAGGCACTGTATTCCGCAAAGACTGGATTCGTTGGAAAAAGATGCTACCACTTGAACGTTATGATAAGATTGTGGCCTATTGTGACCCTTCATTCAAAGGTAGTACACAAAACGACTATAAGGCAATAAAGGTGTGGGGTAAAACCGGAACAGAACTGCATCATTTGTCTGCGTTTGTCCGCCAATGTTCAGTTAGTGAAATGGTACGCTGGTTCTATGATCTGCACGAACGAATCCCGGAAGGAGTGATATGTGAATACTACATGGAGGCAAATTTCTTACAGGACATCATACTGGATGAATTTACCACTGAAGGGAATTTGCGCGGATACCAGTTACCCATTCAGGGAGACAAACGCAAAAAGCCGGAAAAGTTCGCGCGTATTGAAGCTGTTTCCCCACTTTGGGAACGTGGATTTGTCTACTACAATGAAAAACTGCAAAATGACCCTGATATGTTGACCGGTATAGAACAGACACTGTCAATCGAAAAAGGAAGCCGCACGCACGATGATGCGCCCGATGCTGACGAAGGAGCAATTTACATTTTACAAAAATATACAAGAGTACAAGAGTATCAACCTAGCTTCGGTATGCGCCGAAGCCCTAAAAATTCATGGTAATATGATTAAAATGATTAAAGAAATTATTCTGAATTACAGAATTAAGAGAGCAGTAAAAATGGCGCGTGAATTGTCGCTGGCAAGTAAAAGAAAGTACATGGTTCTAATGATGGCCGGCGTTCCTAAAGTCTATTCCAAACAGGAATTAAAAAGCCTTATTCAAAGGCATACTTTTAAAAAGGGCACTACTATTCAGGATCTGGAAAGACGTGCAATCATTGTAACGGGATGATTATGTTCTTAACAGAAAATGATTATATCGTAGCTTCAGCCGATTCTTTGAACATCTTCCAACAAAGTACGTCACAAAAGCGTGAAAAGGCTGAAAAAATGGCTGTTGAAGAAATAGCCGGCTACTTGCGAAGCCGCTATGATACCAATCTTATTTTTTCCGCAACAGGTGATAACAGGAATGATATTATTGTCATGTACACCTGTGATATTGCCCTGTATCACCTTGTGTCGTGGCTGCCTAACAAAATGGGCCGTGAAATAAGGAAAGAACGGTATGACCGCGCAATCAAATGGCTGGAAGAAGTACAGGCCGGCAAAGTTACACCCAACCTGCCGACCTGTACCGGCGAGAATGGAGAAGATGATGTGAACAACCCTATTAAATGGGGTTCAGGAAAAAGTAACACTTACATTTGGTAATAATGAGTAAAAGACAACGTACAACAATAACTAAAGACCTGAATATCGGCGGGTTTAACCTTGCAAGGGAAAGCGACCGGAAAAGGCTTCGTTCCATGATGGTGGAATTGAAGCAGCAAGCGAACGCACTGACACAAAAGGATTTGAAAAACTGGCGGCAGGCATGGCAAATGGCTTTGAACATAGATAATCCCCGGCGTGGCCCGCTATATGATATTTATTCCGACATCGACGCTGATTTACACCTGACCGGCTGTGTAGGTCAGCGCAAAGGGTTCGTGACGAAAAAAAGTTTCAAACTGGTAGATGCGAAAGGACAGGAAAACGAAGATGCTACACGATTGTTTGAAACAAGGTGGTTTAAAGATCTTATTGACTATATACTTGACAGTCGCTTTTGGGGGCACTCACTTATCCAGTTGGGTGATGTAGTGACCGTTGACGGAATAATGCGTTATCAGAATGTAGAATTAATCCCCAGAAAACATGTAATACCTGAATATGGCGTTATAATTCGGGAACAGGGCGACGAATGGAAGCATGGATATGATTACAGAAACACCCCTTTATCCGATTGGGTGATTGAAGCCGGTAAGCCTAAAGACCTCGGTTTATTTCTCAAAGCGGCGCATCAGGCAATCCCTAAAAAAAACATGCTGGCATTTTGGGACCAGTTCGGGGAAATATTCGGTATGCCTATACGAATAGCAAAGTCAACGACCCGCGACCCGAAAGACCGTAATCAGATTGAAAATATGCTTTCAAGCATGGGCGCGGCTGCATGGGGCTTATTTCCTGAAGGTACTGAAATAGATATTAAAGAAACCACCAGAGGGGACGCGTTTAATGTCTATGATAAGCGTATTGACCGTGCTAACAGTGAAATAAGCAAGGGATTGTTAAACCAGACAATGACTATTGACAACGGCAGTTCACTGTCACAGTCGGAAGTGCATCTTGAAGTCTTTGAAAATGTGATCGACAGTGACGCTGATCTGGTGAAAGATATTGTTAACGATCAGCTTATCCCGCGCATGATTAAGCACGGCTTTCCACTTAAAGGCTTGTATTACGTGTATGATGAAAGTATAGATTATACCCCGGAACAACAGGTTGCGTTTGAAACAATGTTGTTGGAACACTTTGATTGTGATTCCAAATCATTTGAAGACAAATACGGTATCAAAATACTTGGTCCTAAAAAAGTAACCCTGTCAAAACCTTTTTTCGATTAAGCCCCACCGACTACGTGGGGCTGCATGAAAGGGCGGCGGAACTTTACGGAGACAGTGAACTTGTATTATCATCCGGGGATTATCCTGATACTTCAGGCATTGAAACGGCGTTCGACAATGCGGTAAAGTGGCTGCATGGCAAACGGGTATTCGGGGCGGCTATGCTCCGGGAAAAGGTTATTGATTCTTTGGTGAAAGAAACTGCCGCTTTTCTTTCGGAAGGTATCCGGCAAGGATTGGAAGAAAGTACGATATCCGACGCAATGGCAGAAAGCCTTCGCGAAAGTGTAGGCGTTTTTTCCGGTTTTAAGACCTTTCACGAAATGAAGGAAGCTGCCGGCATGTTATTGGATGAAGCCGGGAATATAAAGCCGTTTGAACAGTATTATAAAGACATTCAAACACTGAATGATACTTATAACAAATTCTACCTGAAGGCGGAATATGATTTCACCGTTTCAAGTAGCATAATGGCAGCGCGGTGGGAAGAACAGCAGGACGACGGGGGCGGGCGGTATCTGCTTCAATACAGAACGGCAGGAGACAATAAAGTCAGAAAGGCACACCGGGAACTGGAAGGCATTACGTTACCAAGCAATGACCCGTTTTGGGATAAATACTACCCGCCCAATGGCTGGCGTTGCAGGTGTACTGTCGCTAAAGTCAGGGCCGCGAAATATCCGGTGACAGATAGCAAACAGGCTGTTGATGCGGCAGAAAAGGCAACAGCCGGGAAACATGCCGAAATGTTCCGGTTTAACCCCGGAAAACAAAGGGCGGTTTATCCGGCTTATAACTCGTATACTATTTCAGAATGTAATGTGTGTCCTAAATCTGATTTAAAACTGGCGGGGAAATTTAAGAACGAACTTTGTGCCGCTTGTCAGATCATAAGGGAACAGGCTAAGTTTATAACCGAACCTACCAAAGGCGGAGAATTGCGGGTGCATATCCGACACGGAAAAAACGAACGGGAAGAAAACATAAGGATAGCACGTCACTTTACGGATAAGTACGGGCAGGAAATAGACCTGCTGCCAAGAAGCAATACGGAAAAGTGTGCAGACGCTTATAACCGGACGTTAAAACAGTTGCAGGAGTATAAACAATGTGCCACACCGACAAAAAATGCTATTGATATGGCCCTTAGGGATGCTAACCGCAAGGCCGACCATATAGTCTTAGTAATTGCTTCTGATATATCAGAAGAACTCCTGACAAAAGTTATAAGGGAAAGGATGTTGAGGGTCAAAAGATTACAGTCTATTACCATTGTAAAAGACGGAAAAGACATTGTTTACACCAAGGAAGAGACCATTCGGAAGAAATTTAAAATAAACTGGGCTGACTTGAAATAATCCAGTCAGCCCGGTGGAGGGTCGGGGCGGCCTTGCCGGCTCCCCCCAACCGTAATGCAAATATAATACTAATTATTCAATATACAAACTTATGGATACGAATTTCAGGAAAGAGGTCATCGAACGTTCATTGGAAGACGTTAAAGTGGAACTGGACGAAGAATTTGACAGGAATTTCCAAAGAAAAGCATTTTTTAATGAAAAGAAGTGGCCTGACAGGAAGTTTGATGACGGCGGCGGAACACTCATGCAGAGAACCGGCGGATTAAGGGGAAGTATCCGTTCCCGGAAACGTGGGCTTACACTGGCGTATACTTCCAATAAACCATACGGACGCATACACAATGAAGGGGGAGAAATCAAAGTGACACGAAGGATGAAAGGCTACTTCTATGCAAAATATAAAGAAGCATCCGGCGGGTACAGTTACAATAAAAACGGGGAAAAACGAAATAATAAACGTAACCGCCAGCTTTCGGATAAAGCAGAATTTTATCGGGCTATGTCATTAAAGAAAGTCGGTTCTACGATCATCATGCCGGAACGTCGGTTTATCGGGCACGGAAAGACCACTGACAAGATAATCCGGCAAATCGTAGAAGAAAACATGAAAGATTATTTGGAAAAACTTAATATTATCAAACCATGAGAAAAGAAGCATATCAGATTCTCAAAAAACGCCTTCAGCAATTAATAATAGATGAACAGGAAAACATCTGTTTCATCACTGCCGGACAGTTGCAGGAAATGATCGAAAGCGGCATAACACCAAACTACGCAATAAAACATATAGGACTATGGAATAGACAAGTAGAGTTCATAGAAAGTGAATCCCCATTTTCTATGCCGGCAACATTTATTGAGTTTGGAAAAATACAATGGAGAAGCCAGGGAAAAGGAATACAAGATGCAGAACTTACAATCGGCCTGCATGTTCTTACAAATGCCATTCCTGAAGGATATGGCGGGGAACTGTTTCACCTTGATTTACTTGATAAAATAAACTACTGCCTGCACGGTTTTAACAGTGGGGGATGTTTGGGGACACTGGAACGTACAACATCAATTCCCTGCCACGATCACGAAGAAATACTGGATGAAACAGAAGTTTTCAAGTGTGTAATGACAGATGATTCGGCAGTGAAAAAGCAAATTAAAATAAAAGCAAATCCGAATATTACTGTCAACTAGAAGAATGATAGTTGCAAAGTTTCCTGTTTGGCAATAACCGAAGCATTTGCACCGGCATTTATGTAGTTGTAGAATGTCTTTTCCGAAATGCCATAGACAGGCCAGACATAACGACGCCAAATAGCCCGGTTGGATAAACCGGACTTTGAATATTCGTCATATATTTCGTTTACTTCTTTAACGCGTTTTACGTATGAACAACCTTTTAAAGCCATTGATTAATCGGGATTTAGAACGAATACAAAAGTATCAAAAAAACACTTTGTTGCAAAGAAAAAGCGGGATAAATTTACTTATCCCGCTTTTTGTAAAATAATCACTGCTCAATCTTTTATCCCGAATCGAATTTGTTATACTCCAATTATCTCATCATTGATACGAAATATACTATCACTCACAAAATCGTATATCTTATACATAAGTTCCGGTTCTTCCTTTTTCGGGGAATAAACCATTACCCTTTTACCGGCACCTTTCATCCATCCTGCTTCTGTATTAGCTGACCGCCCACAAGGAAGAACCATAACACAGACATCCGCCCACTTCATGCCGTTAAAATCTGAATCAAATCCTTTTTGTGCAATCGGATGATTAAGAGCTTCACGATATTGCTCTGTTGTCCAGTTCTGCCAGTTAGGGTCTATATCAGACCATTGAAAGCCACCATTACCATGAGGGGGATTTTTAAAATCGTAAACCTCATGTCCTAAATCACGGAGAATATCTACAACGTCCTGTTGAAATACATTTCTCCAACTACTTGCTACATAAATTTTTGCCATAATATTGCTATTTTAAATTACTATTTATACTTTTGTACTACGCCATGCGTGACGGATGTATTCATTAATTTAATCTTAAAAATATGATAAATGAATATATCGCAGAATGGATTCAGAATAATCCATTGTTAATCGAGTTTTTGATACTTCCTTGTATAAGTATCATTTATAATGAAATCTGGAACCATGTAAAGAAATGGTTTAGTAATTATAAAACTCGTCGTTATCAAGACGCACTGGCAAAAAGGTTAGGTGAGAGTTACCTTTTTATTAAAAAGAATCTCTTTTTAGGCGCTCCAGAGCGTCTTTTTCTTTTATAAATCATTCATTATTATTCTGTTTTACTCTAATTGTTCTATTTCTTCAATCGCTTTGAAAATTTCAAGAATCACCTGCGGAACTATGGCGTTTCCATATCCTTTAATTGATTCCTGTCTCCATTTTGTGAAAGAAATGGCAAGGTTGTCCACATTAAAGGGAACCCCATCATTTCCTCGACAAACAGGGGATTGAGTTGGGAAGTTCCGCCACCATTCTGCAAGCAATGTTCCCCTAGCATTACTGGAAGATTGCAGAGGCTGTCTGTTCTCATCTTTCCATCCTTCCGTTTCAGTGTTTGAGGGGAGACGGAGGGCTGGTAATCTCGGCGTATCGGAGTAGGTAACATCCCATTCACAGCCATTGCGGTCAAAGCTGTTCCCATCTGACTGTTTGGATTGTATTTTTTGCTGTATTTGTCCGCTTCCCGAGCATTGGGAGTAGGAAGTAACTGAACCATTCTTGCAAGTCCTACACTTCCGTTTATCCCGTTTTGATTGATCTTCCTCGGAGTTCGGTTTCCTGTTGTAATAAAAAGGTCGTTCTTTCCAATTATTGCTCCGGTTGTTGCGTCGCTTGCCATTGGTGTCGGGAGCAATCCCATCTTTGCCGCTAAAGCAATTGTAGGGCGTTCCTTTGCATTGGGTGAGTTGCTCTTGTTTATTCTTCCCGTTCCGGCATCTATTGAAGTCGGGGTGGGAAGAATCATTCTTGTGTGCAACAAACCACACCCTGTCTCTTCTGTGGGGCGCTCCGACGGCACAAGCCGGAATAAGCAACGGTTGGACGGAATATCCTTCTCGTTCAAGGTCTTTGCAGATGGTTTCGATGACATACTCTTGTCGTAGTAACATTCTTTTTCGGTTATCTTCTCCGAAAAGAGAGGTTTGGCTTCCCACTTCAGTCTCTTTACCGGGCTGAACCATCGTGAGGATTCCAGCAACGTTTTCACCAATAATCCAAGTGGGTCGGATTTCCTGTATAGCACGGAGCATGTGCGGCCAGAGGTAACGGTTATCATCCGCTCCCTTTCTCTGACCTGCGAGGGAGAAAGGCTGGCAAGGAAATCCGCCTGTGAGGACATCGATTTTTCCTTTCCATTGACTAAAGTCTGTTTGGGTAATATCTTCATAATGTTCAGAATTGGGGAACCAATATTTTAGTATCTCGTTGCAAAAAGGGTTTATCTCACAGTGAAAGGCATTTTTCCAGCCCATCCATGAAGCTGCAACGCTAGGAGCATCAAAGCCGCTGAATAAACTGCCATGAACCAATTTCATTTTTACTCGGATTTAAAGATTAACGATTGACTAAATCGAAACGAGGAAGCCTTTCAACCACTTTAGAATACAGTTCCTCAACGGGAATGGTTTTACGTCCGCTTCTATCTTGTCTATGGCACGCATCTTTTAATATTTGGTCTGAGATAAAACCTAATTGATTAGCTCTAAGAACTGCAATCATTTTAGAAGTATTCCTATCACAAATATCATTCCATAACACATATATATTTGTTCCATAGATTTCCAGTGTATCTAAAGCAAGGATTTTCCCAAGTCCTCCCATAAAGTCATCAGGATCGACCTGTTTACTACATTTAATAATCTCCATGAGGGCTGTCATAGCTCCCGGATTACCTTCACACATTTTGATTACTGCTGACATTACATTATCAGCCAAAGTTATTTTGCTCATATTTATCTTGTTCTAATCTTATCAATAATAGCTTTATTCCTATCGGCTTGCGTAATAGTTAAGCAAGGAAATAAGCCGCATTTTTCACACTCATCGCACGTTCTACAGTTAGTTATGCTAGCATTCATAATGCTTGTAGATTTTTCTAAGGCATCTAGTAATTCGTTAATAGTCTCATTCATAACCCCAGATATTTAAGCATTATGGCCGGATAACTGTATTAATCTATAATTATTAACCTTCATCTGCCGACCAGCTTATTGTAACAGTGGCCTTCAGTTTTTTATATCCTTTACACACCGGACAATCTTTTCTAATAGTGTCACGGGTATCTTCTTCTATTCCTATAAACCACCCATTGCCGCGGCAGTATTCACAAGGAATCCCGCCGAACTCTTCCTGTTCCACGGGATTTTCTACCGGAGAGCAAGGCGGGGTTATTAATAGTGCGGGTTGTTGCTTTTTACTCACGATTCAGTCATGCCTAAAGGAATACAAACCCATTTTCCATTCTCATTTTTCATTTCAGCACGAACGAACTGTTTACTGATAGCCGGCTGGTAGGCTTCTTCAATGATCTGCACACCTTCCATGAAACGTTCGCTTCCGGTTTCTTCTGCAATTTTACGCAGTTGAACTACTCGGCTGGCCTTTAATGTACCTTTTGCATCACGCGCCAACAGGCGGAGCACCATTTTTACAAGTGCTTTCGTTTTATCATCGCTGGCAAGCCCTTCAATATATTCTTTCACGATTGCGATACCGTCTTCTACCGTATCCAGATACCCGTCTGTCGTATATACACCTACGGTAATGCGTTTGTCTGCTTTGGAATTGGTAAAAGTATCACTACGTTGTCCGTCCTTTTTGAGTTTAAGTACGTCAGACTTCATTTCAATCGCATCTTTAAAGTTATCCAAAACGGCTTGCTTGGTTGCCTTGATACTTTTACTTAGAGCAACAAGGGCGGGGATTGTTTTTTCTATCGTTTCGTCCACTAAATCGCGGTAAGCCTCACGATCTTTCTTTGCCTGCTCCTTGGCGTTCTTTTTTGCTTGTTCAGCCTTGAATGCGTTGTACTGTTCCAGTTCTTCACCGGTCATTTCAATAACTTTCTTTTCTACATTTTCCATAATTGTTTAATTTAAAAGTGATTTATCTGTATTATTATTTTTCCGAATTATCATTCTTAATTTGATGCATAACAGGTCCAGTTCATCAATAGTGAGTTTGCCAAAAGGCTTTCCGGTGATGCGGGGGGTTTCGCAATACTCGTTAACGCGGTGCCAGTCGGTCGTGTCAATGCCGTTTTTTTGTAACAGGTGCAGGGCAGCCGATCGTTTGCGCCTCAATTCCTCACGAGCAATCTCGCGGGCCTTATAACCATTTGACTGTCGTTGCATCCCGTCACACATCGCATCATATTCTTTATCGGTCATTTCTCTTAAAGAATCCGTTCTATTATCGGTGTATTGACGAACTAAATCAACTTTCAGTCCATCTTTATCTGTTGTCGGCATACGGCCGAGAAGGGCGTAAAAACGTGAATAATTTCGTTTCATACAAAGTCCTCCTCTTTCATACCGTATTCAGCCATCAGGGCATCATGTGAAAGCCCCATGAGACGTTCGGACACTTCACTATAAATGAAAGATTGTTCGCTAAAAGAGAAGCCTTCGGCCTTCTTTATTGCTTCATTTAAAATTGCTTCAATAATTTCATCCATGACTATAAATTTATTAATGGTTATTTCTCATTCCAGTATTGTATAGCACCTTCCGCCCAGATAGTGAAGTGATTGCCCGGTTTGGTTATAAAACGCCCTTTGCAGATTGCCCGGAAGCCTTGAACAAATATTTTCACGTCTGCATCATAAGCTACCTTTTTAGCTGCACGGCCTTCAGGTTTCACACCTTCGGCATGACTAATAAAAATAAGTAATTTATTGTGATGCTTTTCTTTCATGGCTTTGTATGTGGCATAAGTAAGGCCGGAGTATTGGAAACTGTCTACAATGGCAATTCCGGGGCTTCTACGCTTTGAAAGTCTTTTTGATAATTCATCCATGGGTTCACGGTCCAGTATCTGAAAACGGCCGTTAACTTCGTCCATGCGGCAACGGTTAATACTGTTCTGAAGTGAAAGCCCTGTACTTTCTTCCAAACTGTCATAAATGACTTTATCAAACTGACATAGATACTTTGCCAACTGCATGACAAAACTACTTTTTCCGTTTCCGCTATCACCCCATATAATCCAAGTTCCTGTTCTGTCAGGCGTTCCGAAAGCCGCTTCCCATTCGTCAGTAAATGGGAAGCTGGGAATATTCATTGACTGTATTTCTTTAGGAGAATAGGCTCGCTTCATTTCTTTTCAATTTTTCAATTTCTGTATATACACGGCGAAGACTGCCGCCTGTCTGTTTTACTACCTTCATCACTTCTGTACCTTCCGGGGCATTCAGTTTTACAACCATTGCCGCCTGTGCTTGCAGGAAGGCTTCACGTTCTTCGCCGCTATCCGGTGTTACTTTGCTATACTTATCACCATAGCGGGAAAACATTTCTGTATAGCCGACCTTTTTACATTGGATAGACCGGTTCATTTTCTCCTTTAACCCGTCAGCACCCATCATATACCAAGCACAACAGCGTTCCGTCGCGTTCCAAAGGGCTTTCAGTTCCAAAAAGGCTTCATATTGCAGATCACCCGCTTCATCAAGAATTATTAAAGGGTGTTCCAGCGTTTTAAGATAGAAACATAAGTCGTCATACACATCGCAATACCTACCATTGTAATTCACTCCAAATTCTTTCGCAATGAAGCGAATAAGGCGTTGTTTGCTTTTAACTTGTGAACAGTCTACATATATGGCGTTCTTATGATTCTTCACATAAATACGGGCTGTGAACGTCTTGCCAATATTTGCAAGGTCACACAATACGGCGGAAATACCACTTTCCTGACACATAGTTAACTGCTCCGTTATATATGTAAATGTGGGAGTTTGTGCTGCCTGCCACTGGATTTCATTTGTCAAGGACACATTTAAGCGGCGTGCAATGCAAATCCAGTTCGTATCACTTATCTGTTTGTCTGTCTTTCCCTTCTTCAGTACATTATAGACACTTGGAGAAATGCCGAGCGCAACCGCATGTTTGTTGTCTGATGTATAGTTTTCCCGATTTGCCTTTATAGCCTCAAGAATACGCTGCTTGATTTCATTTGTTACTTCCATGTTATAATAATGTTTTAATGTTATTCTAATGCTGTTATGTATCTGCCAGTCCCCGGCCTTTGTAGTTGCTGAATCGTGATATTAATGTATCGGCATCCATCTCTATACTTTTTACCTGTACAGGGTTTGCCACTGCCGTTTCAATTTTCTTCACGGTTTCAGTTTTCATCACTACAACAGGCGCTATCGCTTGTTTTTTAATCATTGAATCAAACTGGCTTATCTTTTTTAATTGTTCGGTCATTATTTGTTTATCTACTTCGGTCTGCTCGACATCGGCTGTATTGTAAGTTCCGACATTACTTAACTTGTCAAGCAACACCCCGTTCTGATAAATATACACATCCCCCATATTCCCTTCATCATCGGGCAAATAGTATGCGTCAACTTTATTATTATTAGGTGCCAGTCGGTCAAGAACTTCCGGGCTGCTCAACCAAAAATCCGTATAATTTACACGGCAATAACTGTTACGGCGGATGCTTGTTTCTACATGTTCACCGATGTAGCGATATAGAATAGCCTTGTCAACCGGTTGCAAGGTGGGGTTCATATTGCTTTCAAGAACCTGCCAGCGTGTCATTTCAGGGTATTTCTTTTGATTTGGATGCAATGAGTTGTTGAACTCCATAACATCCGCTACATCGTCAGCAATCAGTTCTTCCCACGTGTAATATTGCTTATCTTCATAGTTATCGTTATATTCGTCACTGATTTTCTTGCTTTCAGCCCTGTATTTCTCATTCTTTGCATAGAAACGTCCGATTCCTAAATGGTTCTTGTGCTCAATATTGCGCTTCTTTGCACCGTTCAAAGGTTCAGCATATTTTTCCTGTGAGTTTAAAGGAGCACAAAAACGAACGAAAGGAAACATTGTTCCGGCTTTCAGAAAACTGTCTTTCCACTGGCTCATTAAGTGGTTTTCTACTTCAACCTGCGCCGGACAGTTCCAGCCGTTACGCTCTATGCGTTGAAACATGTCACGGAAACAGTCAACGACCAAATCCACATTTTTATTGCGGTTATAAGCAAAACCGACAACACACTGACTCGTTACGTCATAAGCATAATAAGCTTTCGGCCGTTGTTTGGTGTCTTTCAGTTTACGCGGCAGATCGCGGTCGTCAAATGAAATCTTACTGAAAGAAAATTCCGGGGCATGACGGTGTACATGCGGGCGTTCATTGTGCATGAACGTACTCCATGTCATAAGTTTGCTGTTTATTAAAACTTGATTTTTCGGCTGGTTCAGGTAGTTGTTTATTGTAGACTGACTAAGTTTGATCGGATTTCCTTTCTTGTCTACAAAGTCCAAAGCGTTAAAGATTTCACCGGTTTCAGGGTCGCACACTTGTAATTCTCCGTCAATGAACTTGTTATACATGTCACCTACGTTAATGTTCCACGGCTTATTCGGAAGCGTTGCCAAACCTAGTACAAGACGTTCAATGTTTACATCAACCTTTCTTGTGTTCTGATTACCAAATTTCTTGCTTATCAGACTGTCATATCCATTTTCCTGAAAGTCTTTAACCTTCTTCTTGAAACGGCCCACAGAAAGCGGCAGATTGTGCCCGAACTCTTCTTGAAAGAAGCTGATAGCACCCGTCATTTCTTCCCAGCGTATTTTGTTATTCTGCATAACCGCCCGTTTCATCTTAACATCATTCATCAAACGAATAACAGACTGCAAGGCAGAAGCATTTAATGTGTATTCCTGCTGTTGTTCCGGTTCTAAAGGTTTACCGGATGCAAGGCGGTAACGGGAATAAAAACTACGTGCATTAGCATCAACTTCCCAATGAGAAGCAAACCAATTTCTTAATATTTCGACATCCATACTACCATATTTTTGTTTAACTAACTTTTTATACTTGTCTGGCAGACTATCCACGGAAACCAAAGCAGTAACCCCACGGCCTACGCCTTTACGAACAACCTTCATTTTTTTGCGACGGAGAAGTGATTTATAGCACTCATAACTCATAATAGGGGCTTTGGTTACATCAATCTTGTATGTTCCCACAAGTGCCCGATCATCGCGCGTCAGGTCGTCTTTTGATATACACAATATTTTTCCGTAATACTCCATAATGCAACTTTAAAGCTGAAGTTCAGAAGCTATTCTAGCCACTTCTTTTTGAAGGTTCATAAATTCAAGGATTGATAAACCGCTCACTGTTTGCTTAACTTCTCCGTCAATCAATACGGCAGCTTTGTCTATATTCTTATGCGCGATAATTTTGACACGACTACTGAATATTTGTGTCATTGTTGTTGTGTCATGTATGGTCTCAAAGCCCGAATAAACACCGTCACCCATTAATACACCGCCAAACTCTTTCATAGCCGTAAAGCGTATCTTGCGTGCCAAATCGCTGTCGCTTTCAAATGTCAAAGCCTTCCACACCATTACATCAGTACATCCGAATACCTGACGTAATTTACCTTTTCCGGCTTTGTCTAAATAAATATGCTTTTTCATCACTATATCATTTTATTGTTAATAATCTTTTTAAATAATCTTCCGCTATTCTCACGAACTACAGAAGATTTGCTACATTTGCAGCATGTCTAACTAAAAAAATAAATATTATGACACAATCAGAAAAAATTAGCCAATTAGAAAAGGCTGTAGACTTCTTGCGCCTTTATATTGAGATACTTAGCTCCAAACAATCAGCTATAAATTATTCGATCTTGGATACATTGGAAAAGAAATATCCGGAAATCTATTCAGAATTTTATTCCAAGTATGTAGATGCGCTTGAACTTTCATTTAATGATAAAATGGATGGCATTGAAAATCAGTTGTTCAATATGTCTAATCCACTTGTATCTGAACTCCAATCCAAAATGACTAAAGAATTGAAGGGCATGAAGGAATCAAATTCCTATCGTCAATCCGAAGTTTAGAGAAATTATAATCGGGAAACTTTCTTCTCCGAATGTCAGCCAGTTTACAATTATGTACACTGGCTTTTCTTTTACTTTTGCTTTGCATAACCTTTAGGGCTTTTAAATTTGTTTTCATACCTATTTCTTCTTATTTTTAGATTAGTATTATATTCTTTTCGGGTACGCCTATCATAGTCCAAACCTCACCGTCCTTCAGATAGTCAATGGCATATTCCTTTTCAAACGTACAATAATTGTAATCCCAATCTTTTACAGTACCTTCAATACTATTACCGCTTTTGGTTGTTACTTTCACTTTCTGTCCTTTTTCAAACCAAGCTTCCATAATTCACTGCTTTAATTGTTGAACTTTCAGGCGTTTTTCTTATATTTACCGCCCGTTAATAACTTTAACACGATGCAAATATAATACGCATTTGCGAATAAACAAACAAAAGCGAATAAAATATTTGCAAATAGCAATACATTGTACGCTTATGAATATAAATGAACGTTTTGAGACAATTATAAAAGTGTTATTCGGTGGAAATAAAAGGGCCTTTGCTAATGCAGTTGGAATCAGCCCTACTGTTGTAGAGAATGTTGTTGGGGCAAGAAGGGGGAAACCGTCATTTGACGTACTTGAAAAAGTGTGCGCAAATGCAAATATTTCTGCGGAATGGTTAGTTTTAGGCAATGGAGACTTGATTACTAATATGATTAATATTCGTAAGGATTTAACGTTATCATCAACATTTCCAGTCGGGGAAGGAGATACAAATTGCGAGACTGTAGGAGAAAGGGAAATGATAACAACATTCAAAACGTCATCTACAGATGTTTTAAATAAACCGAAAGCCATTCCATTTGCTGAAGCTGCACGCAATGGTTTAAACCCTATTCCTTTAGTATCTACAAAAGTTGCAGCAGGTTTTGGATGCGCTGACTTTAACATAGAAGAAGACGACATAAAAGACTATTATGTAATACCTAAATTCAAAAATTGCCATGTTGATTTTATGATTGAAATTACAGGATTATCCATGTATCCTAGATATAATTCAGGTGATGTTATTGCATGTACGGTTCTACATGAAACAAAATTCATTCAATGGAATAAATGCCATGTAATTGCTACCCGTGAACAGGGTATGTTAGTGAAACGCATCATGCCAGGTGAAGATAAAGAACATTTACGGGTTATATCTGATAATAAGGATTATCCACCTTTTGAAATACCAGTTGATGAAATCACCGGTCTTGCTGTTGTGGTTGGTGCGGTATGCCTTGAATAACCCCAAATTGGACACACGCACGCAATTATAAGAAAATCAAAGAAATAGAATTGGTTTAATTCTCTGAATGACAAGATGTTAAACCAGTATAAAAACAATAATAGACGTCTCTTAAATGGCTTTTTCTACCCATTTAAGAGACTTTTTTTGCCAAAATAGATGTTTTTATGTAGCGTTGTATCTGTTTTCATGCGTCAACAAACATACTTTTGACCCCCTTTTGACCCTCTTTTAACATTATTTTAGCCCCTCTTTTATGACCCTCTTTTTGTCCCCCTTATGAATTTAACGTCAAAACTAAAGCCGTTAGAAGATGTTGTATGAACACCATTCTAACGGCTTTAATATTCTGTTTTACAAACTATTATCTTTTGCACCTAATAAGGGGTAACTGTTGTATTATAGCCCGTGAAGTGGCTCTAGGGTTTCCGTCAGATAGTCCGGCGTGCAATAGTGTGTTTTTTGTTATACCTATTGTCTTTTCGTCCAATCCTTCTGGGCTATCAAAGATCGCGGAAATACTTCCGAAGGCATAATTGCGCTTTTCAAAAATCAGGTGAACAAGTATCACTTTTGTATCGGTTTTCTTCATGCTTTTTAGAATTTTGATTTGTACAAAAGTACCAAATAATAAGTATATGGAAGTATTTACAGTGTTAAACTACTAAAATAGGTACAGCAAAAATAGGAAATAAATAAGGCTGTTTAACCATCCCATTTTGGGATGATCTAGCAGCCTTATATATTCAAAGGTAAATGATAAGCAAAGTAAAGAGAAAAGCAAAGGGCGGGTCGCATTTGCTTATATCGAACCGTTATTTGATTAAAGCAATAGTAAAGCAAGTGTAAAGCAAAAAACCTTTCGTTTTAAATCAGCCTCCGTGTCATATCCTTCTGAAACGCCTATTAATAAAGGGTTTGCGCCCCGATCATCAACATTCAAAGTTTAACCGGTTCGTTCTGTGCCCCCTATTTTTGAATATTTAGAGTGATATTGACTGATAAATAATGAATAAGGCGAATCGGTAATTTTAATTTAGCTCATTTCAGTATGGTGATAAGCTACTTGATAGTCAGTTCTGTATCTCAACTGAGGGTGACTAAAAAGTCGATTCTATCTCTATTCTCCTCCTTCGGGAAGGAGGAGTGGTCGCAGACCGAGGTGGTAGGAGAAATAATGTTTATACCTATTTCTTTGTAAATGATAGGATTATGCATTCACCTACCACCTCCCCCTACGGGTACTCCTCCTTCCCGAAGGAGGAGAATAGAGTTACTATTGCGTACAACTACTCCCTAGAACTCCTTTTTCACATCGAAGCAGGGACAGGCTTTCATGTATTCATTGGGTGAGATGATGCCGTCTCCGTTGAGGTCGGGGCTTGTGTCCCGGTGTCCGATGACCTGTTTCACGTTGGGGAAGGCCAGTTGCAGAGATTTCACCAGTCGGATGAGGGCGGTGCGTTGTGCATCTGTCCGTGTGTCGGCGGGGCGGCCTTCCTTGTCCAGTCCGCCGACGTAGCAGATGCCGATGGAACGCTGGTTCCAGCCCATACAATGCGCCCCGTCGAGGGTGACGTCCCGTCCCGGTTCGATGGTGCCGTCGAGGCGGATGACGTAATGATAGCCGATGGACCAGAAGCCACGGGCACGGTGCCAGCAGTCGATGTCGGCAGCGGTGATGTCCTGTCCCGCACGGGTGGCGGAACAGTGGATGATGATGGTGTCTTTCATTGCAGAAACTCCTTTCTTTGTCCTCTTTCTCTGGGCAATATATAAGTGTTGAAACCAAAAATGGCGGATTCTTCGGGGGACAGGCGGCGGTAATAGTGCTGCGTCACTGAATGATGTATAGGGGCAAAGAGAGAAATAAGAGGAAAAGGCGATGAAACAAAGGAAAAAGAAACTGGCTGCACACATACATTGCCTGCCTTGAACTCCCCGACTGAATTGCTCGATTTGCCTATCCCAAGCGGATTACCTGCTTCGAACTCCTCGACTGAATTACTCGATTTGCCTATCCCAAGCGGATTGCCTGCTTCGAACTCCCCGACTGAATTGCTCGATTTGCCTATCCCAAGTGGATTGCCTGCTTCGAACTCCCCGATTGAATCAGCTTTGACGGTCAGCACAGGTATTTCGGGTGCTATCAGAAAGCATTCTTCCGAACCGCTTCTTTCGGCTCTTGACTTTTTCTTCATGGCCGATTGCTTCAGTCTTTCGGGGTGTAATAAATGCAGCACCAGCCAATTACGTTGTTTAGGGTTCATTTGTTCCCCTTTTACCAGTGCGTTCATGGATGGATAGGCTTGCAGGATATTTCCTGCCTCGTCCGTTGTGGCACAGGGGACGGGGGAGAGGGCGGGTGACGACGGACGCAGACCGGTCCGGATGGCGTGCATGACATTGTCGTAGGCATCGCACCATTCGAGGTTGGCGACGTGGTTGTTGAGCTTGTTTCCGTCGAGGTGGTTCACTTGGGGGAGACGCTTCGGGTTGGGGATAAAAGCTGTTGCCACTAAGCGGTGTACAGAGTAGCCGACGTATATCCCCTTTTGGCGGATGGCCACGTACTCATAACCTTTTGCGGTAATGCTGCTGCTGATTATCAACTTCGATTTGCCTTTGAAACTCAATATCCGCCCGTGGTCTGAAACCATATAATCGGAATTTGCTTCGATAAATCTCCAATTTTCCATACTTTATTCTTTATATTGTTAATAAAATTATACTTCGTTAAAAAGAAATCCCTTTTCCGAAACCACCGGGGATAAACGGCGCAGCCTGCATGGTAGAAACGGCGTAGCCTGCAAGGTAGAAACGGCATAAACAAGGACTGTTAAACGGCGTAGCCTCCTCGCTGACATGAGGCGGTTCCGCCCGCTTACTCCGGTCTTTGACCTTTCTCATTCCTCCTCTGCACGGGGTTCGAGCCGTTCGGCACAGCGAACGAGAAACTCCAGTTCCTCCCGACACCCTTGAATGGCTTCGTACAAAGAGTCCACATGATACATTCTGCAAAGCGTTTCCCATTCTTTTCGTTCTTCTGAAGTCATTTGTTCTCCGAAATTCATTTGCTGTCCAAAACTTATCTGCTGTCCGAAACTCATTTCAAAATTTATCTGCTGCCCGAAACTCATTTGCTCTCCGAATCTCATCTGCTCTTCGAAACTCATTCGACGCAAAGGAAATTTTCGGCATGAAACGTGCGCCACCCTTTGGCTTCGAGGTCGTAGTAGACTACAAACGTATTTTCCGGTCGTGGCATATAGGGGCGGTGAAAACTGTGTTGATATCCGGTGAGCGTGCCGACAGCGTGGCGCACGGTTCCGTCCTGCTTGGTGTAGCAGAATTTCACGTTCTCCCTGTGCATCTTCCTTATCAGTCCACCGATTCGGTGGGCGATGATGAGCGCATCACGCCGGTTCATGTCATTGTTGCGACGGATGACGGCGGCCCGCCTCATGAGCCGTACCCGTGGGAGGGAATGTTGTTTTTTCATTTCAGTCATATGATTCAATTGTTATTTATTGATTTCGGGGCAAAAGTAGACTGTGGGTA